ATGATGATTTAGAAAATATTCCAAGCAGAGGGATGGTCTATGATGGTCAACAATTTATTGATGGTCCAAATGGAGAAACTTTTATTTCTAATATTTTAACAACAGATAAATCATATGAATTGTTTGTTTTTTTAAAAGATGGTAATGTTTTATATTCTTGGCTTCTTCCAAACGAGCATCCAGTATTTGAAATAACATCAGCAGTTTTAAAAAGTAATCCAGTATTTGAAATATTTGAGTTATAAAATATGAATTATAAAAATGCTTGGGAAGAATATAAAGCAAAAAATGGTGTTATTCCTATTAATTTGCTTGATAAAAATAATTATATAGAAGATACAGAATCAAAAAAAAGAATGAATATTTGTTTGGATTGTGAGCACTTGATAAAGTTAACACATCAGTGTAAAAAATGTGGTTGTTTTATGAATTTAAAAACTAAACTTAAAAATGCAAAATGTCCAATTAAAAAATGGTAGAACTAAACAAATCCCTGAGATTTCCAAAATGATGGAGACGTAAATCTGTTGTTCTTTTTAACCTCTGTTACACCATGAGTATAGTTTATATCTCCAGGAAAAAATACAGCAGACCCAGCATTTGGTTTAATTGATATTTTTTGATTAGTAAAATATATTTCTCCACCATCATAATTATCATTCAAATAAAAAAGTGATGCTATGTCATTTTCTGGATAAGGGTTGGGACTTCCATCTTGTTCTTGTTTATCAGCATGTGGTTGTTGATCATCCCCAGGCCTCCAAATAACTATTGATGGAGAATTATCACTTAGTTTAATATTAAATTTATTTTCAATTTCATTTTTTAATTTCATTTGATATTGTACTAAAATATTAAATATTTTTTTATTGGTTTTTTCTAGTATTTCTGCAGTATGAACTCTATTATCCCAGTGGTCTTGAGGAATAGACTTAAATTCTGTTATGCCAAAGCAATAATCTTGAACTATTTTTAAATCATTATCTTGAATAAAGTTTTCTAATATAATAATATTATTAGGAGAACTTCCAAAATAACCAGGTTCAATTTGATAAATTTTACTCATAAATATAGTATACTATATATTAAAGTATTAGCATAGGAGAATTATGATAACAAATTTTATTGAAACAACAAAGATAATAAATCCATCTAATGGAATTTATGTATACAAAAATGCTTTAAATAAAGACTTAAACCTTGTTGAACGACTTGAAAATGTTATAAGTAACAATACTGATGACTATTTTAAATGGAGCGAGGCACAAGTAGGGGATTATGAAACAAGAAAAGATTACAGAGACTGTGTTGATTTTAAAGTAAGAAAACAAGATTTTTTTAATCCAAAGTTTGCTTTTTCAGACTTAAAATCAATATACTTTGATATAGATGATAGATTGCAAGAATGTGTAAAGCATTATTCTTCTTTATATAATTTATCTTTAGAATATCAAGAGGCTGTTAATTTTGTTAAATATGGAAAAGGACAACATTTTGGAGTGCATTCGGATCATGGATTCAGTTATGTTTGTACAGTATCAACGGTAATGTATTTAAACGATAACTATACTGGTGGTGGATTACATTTTCCGTTTATAAACTATACATATAAGCCAGAAGAGGGAGATATTGTATTATTTCCTTCTAATTTTTTATATGCACATGCTGCGCTTCCAGTAGAAGAAGGAGTTAAATATTCTGCAGTCACAATGTTTGATTATAATGATAGAGTTCATGGCGCAAACTCTCCACTCAGAAATGTAAATCATCTTGTATAACATTGATGCATATGAAATAAATCCTGGAATGGGAGCAAAAATTGAACAACTTTCAATGCGAAGAGATTGGATGGATAAAACATTTGATCAACATGCATATAGGTGTTTTCCATTATCTCTAACAAATCAAATGGGATGGGGTTTTTCTTTTCCAGAAGATATTTCAGTAGTTTGGGATGGAAATGATTCATCAGAAGGACATCATATTAAAGTTTTAAGTGGTCAAAAATATGTTGATGTTGGAAGAGGAACTGCTACATTAATTTTTAATATTGGTTGGTTTTTTAAAACAAATGAAAAAACAAGTTTATTATTTTATGGTCCTCCAAATTTAGATCTTGATGGTGCCGTTCCACTTACAAATATTATTAGTACAAGTTTTTGGGATAAACCAATTCCAGTATCTTGGAAAATTACAAGACCAAACAAACTTATTACATTTAAGGCAAACTCTCCAGTTATTGCAGTAATGCCCATATCACTAACAGAGTTAAATGGTTCAGAAATAAAGTTAAATCATAATCCATATAATGTTAATGATTATCATAAATCATTAACTGATTATGGAAATACAATTTTAGAAAATAATAAAATTCCAAAATGGTCTGATTTTTATAGAAGTGCAACAGATCAATTTGACAATAAAATAGGCAGTCATGAAGTTAAAAAAATTAAATTAATAACAAATGATTTGAGGAAATAATGGAAATAATAGAAGATATTGCTAAAACAATGCAATCAAAAGGATATTGTGAAAAATCTTCATATCAGTGGATAGCATATGTGTTATCATCAATGATAGATATTCAGTTATTTGATAAAGTAAAGGAGATAGCAGATCAGTATGAGCAACAATAATGGATCTTCAAAAAATATTGTTATATTAGAAAATTTTATTTCACAAAATGACTTAGAAATTATTAAAAATAATATAGATATTAATATTGAGTGGACATCATATTCACAGGCTGGAATACCAGATAAATCTAGTAAGAATTTAGAAACAACTAATAAAATACTTTATAGTGTTTTAAAAAAATATATTGATAAAACTCAAAAAGAAATTGAGTTCTTTTTTGGAAGACCATTAGAAGAAGGTTTTCCAGGGCTTAGAGAGTGGAATGTTGGAGAATTTCAACCACTTCATGCAGATGGAGAAGATACAGATGGTCATCCAAATGAGGCTTATATTGTTGATTATGGCTCTGTTTTATATTTAACAGATGAATATAAGGGTGGAGAAATATATTTTCCAGACCATGACATTGATATTAAGCCAAATGCTGGAACATTAATATTTTTTCCATCAAATAACTTCTATAATCATGGAGTAAAAGAAATTACTTATGGAAAAAGATATACATCCGCACAGTTCTGGATTCCAACAAAGTATAAAATTTTAAAAGAACAAATAGAAAAAAATAGAAGTAACTATTAATCAAAATGATATAATAAAATTATGAACATAAACTTTTATTGTGATAAAAGATCAATGGTTGTACAAGATTTTCTAACAGAAGAAGAATGTATAAAATTAGATAATTTTATGAGAACTTTTAATTATGACGGATTACAAGAATATCCAAGTGAGTATTTTAATAAAAGGCAAATAAGTAAAAAACAAATGTCTACACAGCCTGGATTTGAAAATATTATGGATCCAATAGAAAAAGATTTAGAGAATATTATTAATAGAATTTATGATGTTTTAAATAGTAATGATAGACACGAAGATTGGGTTAGTGGTAATCCAGTATTAATGAAAATGTTTAAAGATTGTATTCCAGAATCAAAAAGAGATAATGTTTTGCAAAGCGGTGACAAGTATTTTAAAGAAGGATTTTTTATTCACAAAGATAATCATGGTTGGATGCCTAATCCAGTTATATGGGGGGCAGTAGTTTATTTTAATGATGACTACGATGGCGGAGAGTTATTTTATCCAGAATATGATTTTTCTTATAGACCAAAAAGAAAAGATCTAGTTCTACATGATGGAAATATTTTACATGGTGTATCTGAAGTAACTGATGGTGAAAGATATAATTTAACTGTTGTGATAAGAATTAAAAATAATGAGCAACAAATACCATTGCCTATTAAAGAAAAAAGTTATCAAGGCGGAGACTATTATTATCCACCAGGATATTGGGGCAAAAGAATGCCAGATGATAGTATACAGGGAGACATTAAGGTTCCTAGAGATGACGGAACTGTTTCAGAATATAATTCAAATCCAACTCTTTGGATTTCAAAAAGTTAATATCTTTCCATCCACTCTTTAGTCTTCCATGTAATACCCTTCCAGGCTGACCAGTCTTTTCCACCATCGCTCATATGATAAGCAATCTCTGCATTTCGAACAGGATCAAATAAGTCTTCATTAGAGTCTAGATTAAACTTGTCTCTTCTTTCTTTACCCATTTCTCCAAGCATATTTATTTGAAATAGGCCATAAGAGTTATCTCCAGTTTTTCTGTTTGGATTCCAAGAATTAGGAGTACCCATAGATTCTTTCATTACCGTTGCCCAAGCAACTTTAAGAGAATAACCTTCAAACCCAACAGACTTTAATATCTTAATTAACTCATCTTTTTCAAGAGGAGTTCCATATTTGTATTTTTTACTAGTTTTATTATTTTCTTCCTTAGAAACGGAAAAAACCGCTTTCGCGGTCAGATCTGCGTCATAGACGGAATTATAATTTAAATTATTTTCAGCATTAGCAGCCGAATTAGCAAAAAATGCTATTGCTGCTACTCCTGAGAGTACGCCAATCATTGCCGATTTATTCATGATCGTTTCCTCCTTAGAAAACAAAACACCATCTTTTAATGGTGTTACTCACCAGTATAGCATAGAATTTTA